AGCTCGACCGGGTCGGACATCTGCTGCTGGAGCATCATGACCTGCTGCTGGACCGCCGGGCCCGGCAGGGCGCCCTGCATGGCCATCTGCTGCGCCTGCATGACTGCGCGCTGCGCCTCGCGCATCACCTGCTCCTTGGCGAGGAGGGCGACGTGCTGCTGGATGTGGGCATAGAACAGCGCCAGCACGGGCTGGTTGGCCTGCACCAGCGGCGTCTTGGCCACAGCCACGTGAGACTTGATGTGGGCCTCGTGATTCTGCCCCGGAAACGCCTGCGCAGGCACCATCATCCCAAGCTTTCCGTTCTCCAGAGCGGCGCTCTCCGGCTGCGGCTGCGAAGGCGGCGGCAGGATCTCGTCGATGTTCTGGACCTCGAGGGCCTGATACATCCGCCGGTAGGCCGCGTGCAGGTTGTGCATCTGCGGGTTGGACTGGGCCAGCTGCAGCTGCGTCTGGGCCAGCGTCACGCGCTGCGCCATGGAGAAGATGTCCGGGTCGCTGACCGGGATGATGTCGATGCGACCGTCGAAGTCGGACTGGACGACGCCGGGCATCCCGCCCTCGACCTGATACGGGTAGTCCACCGGGGCGTTCTCGGCGATCACCCGGGCGAGGATGCGGAACTCGTTCTTCTGGGCGTAGTGCAGGCGCTTGTGGATCGCCGACATCACCTTCATGCCGCGCTCGAGCAGGGCCACGGTCGTGCCGACCGGGGCCTCTTGGTTCATGTTCGAGGCCTGCATGTCGGCCACGTTGACGAACCGGCGCCCTGCCTCGACCAGCGCACCAAGCAGCTGGGCCAGCGTTGCCGAAGGCTCCTTGTACGGCAGCGGGATGATCGCGTCCCGGATGTTGCCGCCCGGGGCGTCCATGTCGCGGAACTCGCCCGGCTGCAGAGGCTCGTCACTGTCGCGGACCCGGATGCCCTTGGCCTTGAAGCCTGCCGGGAGGTTGGCCAGCGTGCCCGCGTCGATCAGCTGCCGCAGGATCGAAGTGGCGGCGCGGCCGAGGCCGCCCACCATGTGGGTCAGGCCGAAGCCGTAGAAGCCGAGGCCGGGCAGGAACTTGTAGTGGGTGAAGTACTGCTTGGCCTTCCGGAGCGGATCGAGCTCGTCGTAGTTCCGGCGGATCGACAGCACCTCGGTCGAAGCCTTGTCCACGGTGACGATGTACGGCAGCTTGATCCCCGTCGGCTCGCCGTTCGGACCCTTGTCCTCGAAGCCCTCGATGTCGAGCTCGCAGTGGATCTCGTAGACCTCGCGGACGTCGTCACGGTACGATTTCGACAGGCCCTCGATGTCATCAACGGTGTTGTCAACGGGGTCGCTGTCCTGATTGCCACCAACCGGCAGGTCAAGGTCCCGGTAGAACCCGGAAACCTGCTGCTTGCGAAGGTCGTTGTCGGTGATCTTGAGGACGTGCGTGATGCGCGGCGTCGAGAACAGGTCGGTGGCCGAGTACGGCACGACGATGTCCTGCGCCGGGATGAACTTCGACACCTGACGGCCCTTGGTCGCGTCGAAGTACGTCTTCTTGAACGTTGATCCAGACAGCGGGAGGTAGAAGAGCATCTGATCCATTTCGGGATCGTACTCCTCCATCACCTCGGTGATCTGGTAGTTCATGTACTCCTTGACGCGCTTGGCCTGCGCCTCGACCTGCGGATTCACCGCACCCACGATGCGGGTCTTTACCGGGCCGCCTGCGGGCAGGAGCTCCTTGTACGCCTGAGCTTGGAACTGGGCCACACTCTCCGAGATGACCGGGTGGGTGACCGAGGACGCTCCCTCGAACGGCGTCGAGCGCTCTTCCTGCTTCACGCCCAGAAGCTCGAGGCCCTTGACGTATGTCTCTTCCCACTCGGACCGGGACTCCATGTCGTCCTCGACGGAGGCCAGCAGGTCAGTCGCAATCTCGGCAAGCGTCGAGTCGTCCAAGAACTCGGAGAGGTTGGCGTCGAACGGGATCAGCTGCTCGACATCAAGCTCACCGGCCATCTCGGCGATGGCTTGGATCAGCGCAGATCCGTCTTCTTGCGGTACGATCTCTGCCCCACCCGGGAACTCCATCGGACCTTCGACTGGGATTTCGAAGCCCTGCTCTTCCGGCACCAACGCGGAATCTACCATGGCTCCCATCGGGCGCGGCGGCAACATCAGTAGTACTCCCGTTTGCGAGGCATGGTTTCTTCCGGCAACTCTTCGTCATGTATAGCAATAAAGCCACCCTGACGGAAGCGCATCAGAGCAAGCGTCATCGAGTCCACAAAAGTCGTCATGCTCCCCATTGGGAAACGAGGCAACCTCTTCGATTACCTCGTCGGCGAACTTCTTGCCCAGCGGCGCCCCACACCATTCCGGCCTCGAACAGCGGAGACACCGTGTGCATCCGCGTCGTCTTGTCGATGCCGCCGCCCCCGGCCTTGCGGCCCGGGGAGAAGCCGACAGCGGGGATGCCGCGCGTCCGCATCTCGTCGATCAGCGGGCGGCCGGAGGCCTTGGCCTCGACGATGACCATGTCCGGGTCCCAGTACTCGCACTCCTCCCACGCGACTTCCTTGAGCTCCGGGAAGCTCCACCGGCCGCGCTTGGCGTCGAGCAGGATGACGTGGTCCTTGCCGCCCTCGTCGGGCTCGAAGACGCCCCACGTCGTGATGGCCGAGTAGTCCGCCGTCTCTTTCTTCGAGAACGCCGTGTCGTACGCCTGCAGGATGTACTTGAGCTCCGGGACCTTCCTCCTTCCTCCCAGTCCTGCCACCACTCGCGCTTGACGATTGCCTGCTCGGTGCTGGTCGGCTGCTGCTGCCACTGCGCGGACCACTTGCCGACGGGCAGCGAGGCCTTGATCGACAGGAGGGCGTTCTTGTCCCAGAACTCCGGCCACAGAGGCTCTCCGCTGGGCAGGATGGCCGGGAACTCCACCACCTCCCACTGGTCCGCCATGGGGTCTGAGGACTGCGCATCGAGCAGCCTGCCCGTAAGATCCTTCTTTCCCCATCGTGTCATCACGAGGATGATGGCCCCGCCGGGCTGGAGACGCTGACGAGGGCCAGAGGTGTACCACTCATAGGCGTGGTCGAACGCCGTATCGGACAGGGCGTCCTGTTCGGAGTGTGGGTCGTCGATGATGAACAGGTCCGCGCCTCGACCGGTCACGGCCGCTCCGACGCCTGCGGCAAAGTACTCGGCTCCCGCCGTGGTGCCCCATTTGCCCGCGCCCTTGTTGTCTTCCTTCAGCTTGGTCTTCGGGAAAACCTCTTGGTACTGCGGATCCTCGATCATGTCGCGCACCTTGCGGCCAAAGCGGACAGCAAGTTCGGTGTTGTGTGTGGCCTGAATGATCTTCAGCTTCGGATTCCGGCCGAGGAACCATGCAGGCATGAGGTACGAGGCGAACTCGGACTTGGAGTTATGTGTTGTGACCAGCCCCTCGCCGACGAGAAACAGGCCGTCCTCGCGAGCAACTCGGATACACTGCGTCGGGCCTCGGCGCTCGAGTTTGGAGACGCGGATGAAACGCCCCGCTCGGGCGGCCCGTGTCCGCTCCCTCTTTCGCGGCAGAAGGCAGCAGTCCTTCGCGTAGAAGGACAGGCGATACGCAGTTCCGTAGTCTCTCCCCTCCAGCTTCGCAGCCCAGCTGTGGGTCGTGTTTTTGACGCCAAGAGACCAAAGAAGCTTCCGCACGGAGTGGATAAACACCGGGTCCTTCTGCGTGAAGAAACACTGGCCGTCCTTGCTGACGTTCCCGTCAGAGTCCATGAGACCCCGCAGCAAATCCATGCGCTGTTCAACAGAGGCCAACAGATACGACTCGGGAACATGCTTGTTGCCAAGCACCCCAAGATCATCCCGCAGAGGCACCTTCAGAGCGTCCACGCCAAAGGTCTGCGGAGTGGCCCGGTCCTTGGTTGTGTATCCACGACGCTCAAACTCCGCTCGAATCCACCCCGCGTCCTCATCCGAGGCCGTGAACGTGGTTTGCGCAGCTGCCCCGTCCCCCAACCAAATGCCGAGGACGTAGGGATCTACCGGGAGATCCGCTTCGGGTCGGGCGACAGGGGAAACCGCAGGAAGCATTGCCGCTCGGACGTTCTTTGGGTCAACCACGCCCTCCCGAATCTCAACCTGTCCGGAGCGCTTCGTGCGGACAAACGCCCCCTGCTCCCGGGCGAAGAGCTGCTCCGTGGTATAGTCTTGGTAGGATTTGTACTTTCGATCCAAGCGGACAGTCCAGATGTGCTCCCCGTCACACACCACCTCGCAACCGTCATCGGTCCGTACAGCAAAGAGGTCTTGGTCCTCAAAAACCTCGGACTTTCCCAGCACCTCCGTGGGCGATC